TCTCGCTCAGTTCCTCCATGAGGAAGTCCAGCTGTGCCTCCAGATCCCCGACAGAACATTTTCGTGACCTCACGAAATTGAGTAACTTCTCCTTCCTGGACCAGTACGTCCACTGTGCCAGACCGTAGCCGGCACTGTCCTTGATGAAATTGTCATACGAGCCATCATCCACCGCCTGGGTGTATGAGTCATCCGTATGGTTCAGCTTCTTTTCGGAAGTGTTCTGAAGGTTCTTCGGGTTCAGCTCGGACTCTGCAAACAGATTACCCATAAGTCCTGCTGTGCCATGATTGCTCAGCCCCTTGGATTTCAGATAATTCCATATCTGCTCCTGGACTGTCTTTCCTCTCAGTGCCATATTACTGCTCCTTTCCGGTCTCCTCTGCTTCGGAAGGACCATTTACATATTCCTGGACTGCCTTATTACTCTCCAGCATCGCTCTCATTTCCTCCAGGGCATCGTCAACCATCATGCTCACCATTTCAAAGCTGATTACCTTTCCGAGCCAGGGGAACTTTGCGATGAACATATCGTAAACATACCTCAGCTTCAGCTTTCCGGTTCCGGAACCCAACTCCTTTTCAGCCTTCGTCACCGCAAACAGCATCCATTCCTTCACAGACTTCAGCTGTTCGGTATGCGGTCTCTTGGTGAACACATACACGCTGTACCCGGCTCCTGCCAGTACAGCAGCTCCTGCCACAATCAGATACCAGTTGTTGATGAAAAAATCCATATTTCCTCCTATTCTGGCATGGTCTCCTCAGAGCCATCGCCTCTCTGCTTCTCCAGGTCTTCCTGGTGCTTTCTGTCCTCCAGTTCATACTGCCGGTCTCTCTGCCGCTCCTTCGTTGTCTTGATCCACCCCATGACACCGCACTCCCCTCCGCACACCGCAAATACGCAGGTGCATAGAGTATCCGGGATTGCCCCGGTGATGTAGTACAAAATTATCATGGTGACAATGAAGGCGAGCAGGAAGGCAGCAATAAATGCCAGGATGACATCCATTGTCCGCACTTCCTTTTTCCGCTTCACTTCGCCGCCTCCTTACAATCCGATTTTGGCAAAAACGATAGCAAGAACAGCACCCAATATCGCAGTGCCGATGTACGCCATCGCTTTCCGCCACTTCTCTCCATCCCGACCTTCAAGCGTTTCAAGCCGCTTACCTTGCTTTTCCTGCTCCTTCAGCATGGACTTCATGTTGGAGGCTAAATCCTGGACGGATGCTGTCAAATTGGAGATTTCCCGAACGGTCTGCTCCAGGTATGCGATGCGGTGGTTCTGTCTGTCATTCTCCTGCTTCAGCAACTCATTCTCCGCCTCCATCAACTCTCGGAACTGCTCCAGTTCCCTATGCGTTACCGGATTATCCATGTCTTTCCTCACCTCCTTTCTCCATAAAGAAAACCGCCTTATTCGGGCGGTCTCAAATCTATCCTCAAACGCTCACATTTACTGCAAGGGTACTGCCCGGCAGGAATGTGGCAATTAAGGCAATGTTCACATTTGCTGTGCCAGGAGCATATCTCCGTACATTCCGGAAACCCCATAGCACAAATCCCAATACTCTTCTTGTGGGAGCATCGAAATAAATTCTTCCTTTTCTTCTTTTTCACTGGTTCCTCCTTTTATGAGTACCATATCTTCATACAGCTTATCTATCAGAGCCTGGCTGTCTGTATGCTTCAGCATACCTATGTAGCAGGTGAAGGTCTCTGTCACCTTTTCAAGCGGTATCCTGCCTTCTGCATACAGTCTTCGCATACCGTTCAAATTCCGCTTCAGCCGGAGTGTGGTACTCTTTCTAAGAACCACATGATCCGCCCAAACTCTGTATCCTACAAACTCAATACCCTGCCCGATAGGACGGATACAAGTCTTGTTATTCAAATTCAATTCCAGTTCGCTTTCCAGGAACTTCCCGATACGGTCTTTCCATTCCCGGAGCTGCATCTTGTCATTGCTCAGAATGATGACATCATCCATATACCGGATGTAATGCTTAATGCCGAGGACACGCTTGCAGAACTGGTCCAGAACATCAAGGTATATGTTGGCAAACATCTGGCTGAGCAGATTTCCGATTGGCATACCGACATCAAACAGTCTTTCCTCCAGTGGCACTTCCTCCGGCTTCTTTCCAGGCGGCAGACCGAACGGCGTATGTTTGCAGTCAATGATGCCATACAGAAGCTCCAGCAACCTTTTATCCTTAATCTTCTTTGCCAGCACTTCCTTCAATATCCGGTGCGATACCCGGTAGAAATACTTGCTGATGTCGAGTTTCAGATAATACCAGTTTTCATCTTCCTGGCGGTTAACCTTCTCCAGCCAGTATTTCAGTCTCTGCATTGCACTAAGGCTGCCTCTACCGGGAATACATCCGTAACTATCTTCGATGTACCCCGGTATCAGCATCGGGTTCACCACCCGATATATCGCCCATTGGACGATGCGATGCTTGAATGCAATCGACATTATCATTCTCAGCTTCGGTTCGTGGATATAGAAAATGTAATACTTCTCAATCCAGTACGAACCACTGATTACTTCTTCTCGGAGGTCTTTCAAATTATCCCAGGCATCAGAATTGAACTCCAGTACATCGGACTGGTATCTTCTTCCCCTGGAAGCATCTTCCAAAGCACCGTAGAGGTTCTCCATTGAGAAAATGAGGTCGAACACTTCCTTTATTTTCATCACATCATCCTCTCTAGTGTCACAGCTTTCGCCGAAGCTACTTGCGGCTTTCTAGGCTGCCCTAAGATTTGTTGGTCTCCTCAAAGGGCGATGCCGCCCAACCACGAACGGCACCGATTTTTCTCCTACCATGCGGTCCGGAGCGGAAATGGACTCCTTTATCCCCTCGCACTGTCAGAACATCCGTAGACATTCTGCTGATCCGGCATAATGAGGGTAGAGCGGAGCGGAAGCCGACGTTGCTGTTCGAGTTAGAACGAGGGTTGTTCAAATTCACGTTGAACACGCCAGCATTGGAGCCATTGTTCCAGTTGCCCCCACAGATCGGCAAACGCAGTAGTCCACTCCCAAAATATAAACTGCTTTATTTCTTACCGTAATTTTCTTTCTTCTCTGCCTCTCTTACCGTATTCATCCAGCTCCCGGTCATCTTGCCTATCTGTTCGAGGTAGTCATTGATTACTTCAAAATTCTTGAATGAGAACAGCTTCGTCCGGTACGCTACTTTTACCCAAAACTTGCAGTGCATAATCTCCTTGTCGAGTTCATCCAGCTGCTTCAGCAGAGACTTCGCATAGTAACACTTCTTCGTATCCATGCAGTTGTCCGCCATTCGTGACATGATGCCTTTCAGCCTGGTAGCCATTCCTTCATAGCCTCTTTCCGGTCTCGGAAATGTATCTATCTGAGGAAAAGCGTACTCAATCATGTCCTGGATTTTCAGAAGCGTAGGGTCTTTCTTGTCTTCATCTTTCTTCGCCATGTTACCTCCCAAAAAATGCGTCCGCCGGACAGTCCTCGGACTTTCCCTGGACTTTCCATAGGACGCATAGGTCTAAAGGCTCACTACCGTTCGCCTCACAGAATACAGCCGGCAGTTTACAGTTCTACATAAGCGGAGCGGAAGCCGACGTTGCTGTGCGAGTAAGAACGAGGGTTGTTCAAATACACGCTGAACACGCCAGCATCGGAGCCATTGTACCAGCCGCCCCCACAGAGCGGCAAACGCTCTCCGGAGTTGTTCATCCAATGACCGTCTCCGGCATAGTCACCTCCCGGAGTGTCCGGATACATCAGAAGCACTTTCGCCAACTCCGGAGCCGTTAAGCCGCTGGCGAGTGACATATCCTTGTACTCGCAATAGTGTCCTTCATCCTTTGCATTGGTGATGCCGGTAGTCAGCTGGATTTTGCCGGACACCCAATCGTACTTCAGAGTGGCGGCGGTTCCAGGTGCAACAATAGAGCCATCGTTCTTGATTGCCTTCCAGAGAGTTGAGCTTGCGGACTGGTCGCAATCAGCACCGAGAGCGGCATTATTGTAAGGGATAATCTGGATTTCCCCTTCCTTCAGACGCATACCGCTCACCCACTCCCATACATTTCCATTCAAATCCTGGATACCGAAAATGGTGTGGTCGTGACCCCATGTTGCAGGACCGGAACCGGTGAAGCATCTGTCGGTCTTTCTGGAAGCACCTTCTCCTTCATGCGAGGACTCCTGCCCCTTCTCATGCGTGGCGTTGATGTCTCTGCCGTAATTGTTATTGCCATGTGGCATCGTGCCATTCTTCCTGGTCCAGAGAGCGATTGCCGCCCATTCTGCCATAGTTCCCAGGTGGAAGCCAGCTCCCTTCGCCTCGCAAGCCTGCCTTGCCTGGTCCCAGTTCACATACACCTTCGGGTCTCTGTGAGCCAGGGAATACGCCCTTCCGTTGATGATGACATTCTGGTACTTGGAGTAGTAGAAGCAATCCCTCTCCACCTGTGCGCCGTTGATTGCAACGCTGAACGCCGGGTGGATATTCTCACTCAATCCGGTCACAAGCTCGCTGTTCTTCAGCTTGTTGATGGGTACATATACGGAAGGAATGCCGAGGTCATCCAGCAGGACGATGTTCTTCCCTCCGGAAATTTCTTTTACTGCCGCCGCAAACTGATCGTAATTTGCCATAATATCTTTACCTCCTTAAATCGCATACAGTTTCAGAGTTACATTTGTCATGCTGAACGGAACCGGCTCCTTCGTGGTGATGGTCTCCTGGCTGGTTTCGTCTTCCGGATCATAGTCCGGGTTCTGCTCGGACTTCTCAGTGTACTCCCTTGCAGGAATTTCAATCTGAGCAGCATACTTCACGCCGAGTCCGGTAGTCACCATGCCATACTTGTCGATGCAGATGTCAACACAGACATCAAAATCCCTCTCCAGCTTCTGCACATTCAGCATCAGTTCATCATCGAACGTGATCTTCGTCTTGCTGACGGAATACGGAATTTTCGTTCCTTCATTTACTTCGATAACATTCATCGTCTGCTTCCTCCTTTTCTTCGGGCTTCGTCATAAGCCTCGTTGGTCTTCTGAGCGATGCAGTCTGCCATGTCTCGCTGGTGGGCTGTCGCTCTGTTCGGGTCAATGCCATACTCCCTTAATGCCTCATTCTGCTGACGAACTCTCTCGTCATTCTTGATAATCACACCTACACTCACGCCGCATTACCTCCATGCACATACAGTTTCAAATCCACCTTTGCAGCACTGCCGGTAAATTTGACCTTGAAGCCGTTGACCTGCTTATCATAGATGACAACATCGCCAACATTGACAGTATCTCCCTGGATTTCAGCATCCACGATGTAGTCCAGGGTATCCCGGCGGACGGACAACGCCACCGTCTTTACGGAATTGTTCGCATAGAAATCCTGCGTATTGGTGAGCGTGACCTTAATCACCTCACCGTCAACATCGTCCAGGCGTTTCTGCTGCTTCGACACTACTTCCGCAAGGAACTCTCCTAACAGATTGGAGCCGTTAATGCCGGTCTCCATATTGTTGAAGTGCTGTTCATCCTGCGGTGTGCCTTCCTGGATGCCGGGAACGTCATCAACCCAAAACGAGGGTTCATAGGTTCCGGTTCCATTGCCATTGATGTACGGCTGCTCTCTGCCATTCATACTTCCTCACCTTCTTTCTCGTAGATAGGGAACTCGAACTTTGTCAAGACTCCCTGGCTGGATGCTCTCACAACCTTCGTTTCCTGGAAGCCACACTGCTTTCCGGTCACATCAATGATGCGGACTGCCGTAATCGTCTGGCTGCCAGATGCTGTCCTGGGGAAGCTGACGATAATCACAATCTTATTGCCTTCGACACGCTTCGTATTGATGGTCGCATCATACCAGGTCGAGCCTACCCGGAACTGAAACTTCACCAGTGCCGCCAGCCATTGCTTCCTTCGGTCATTCATAAAATCTGTGGACCAAAAAGACATCTGTTTTCTACCTCCTTATGATTTATTTCCACAAACGCCGGTTCCGCACCTCCTGGGCTTCACCGCCGTAATATGGACTACTGGTTCCACGCTGACCGTCTCGCTGGAGACAAACAGCGTTTTCTCCTCCGTAGTGCCGCTTGTGACAAGCGTACCGGTCAGAGGAGCGTTTACTTTGGAATTGCTGACAATTCTATCAGCTTCAATGCTACTGCCTATCATTACGCCCTCTACGGACTGGATAGGAAATGTGCCGGATAACGGCAAATCCGCCGATGCAATGGTACTGCTTCCGGCGGCTTCTACGGTGGTTCCCATGACAAATCCATTGACGGATTGTATCGGGTGCGTTCCGGACACCACCTGCCCGGCGAGGATCAATTCCTCAATCTGGTAATCTGTATTTATCTCAATCTCCACATCATCGGTGATTATCTCGCCTTTGGTGGAGTCGTACAGTTTTCCTCCTACCCGGATCGTGCCGGTCTTCGTCTGCTCGAAGATTTTCCTTATCTCCTCCAGTTCAACCTCTGTCTGCAATAGCAGGATTTTCCCAAGCGAGCCAGGGCGTGGGTGCTGTCCGCATCTCAGCTGATTGCATAACGGAACTCCATACACCGAATACACCCACCGCACCAGCGTTTCGACTGCATACCGTATGAGATACTGGAACTCAATCCGGACACCGGCAGGCTTCACCATCGGAACTTCTCCCAGGCGGACCACTTCTCCTCCTGGCTTCAGAAACGGCATCGTGAGAATGATTGTTGCCGGCATATCCGGGTCCTCGATGTAGTAAATCGGGGAAACATCCCACAGCAATGCCAAGCCGTCCATGAGGTCATAGTAGGTACACTCATTCGTATTTACCAGGTTCTGATAACGCAAAAACTGGCGGTAGCGTTCATCGGAGATTACCGGATCGGTAACTCCTATTCCTGCCAGTTCGCCAGCTTCTTTCCTTGTGAGCGGTATGATTGTTCCTACATAGTCCAGGTTCTGCCCGGTAGCCGTATCTATGTCCGTCATGGTGTTGATGTCCTGGAATACCTTCTCCAACTCCTGCATCTGCTTAGAGAAGGCTTTTACCAGTACCTCGATATTATGTTTGCCCTGGAACTGCTGCGGCATATCCCGGAGCCAAATATCAGCTATCTGCATCGAACGTCACCTCAATTCTCCGTTCATCAATCAGCACCTTCTGTCTGGATGTCACGATGATGTTCGCCGGCTTATAGTCCGCATCCTGGGGGATATACGCCTTATCCGTTGAGTACGCCGTTTTGATTTCAACATAGGTTATCCCGGCAACTGCATTATAGATGCCTTCATTCAGCAACTGTGTGAGCAGGCTGTTTCCGGCAACCATCTGGCTACCGTCCTCGCATATAGAAGCAATGGTGAGAGCCGCATAGTTCGTAGGCAACTTTCCGCCGTCTCCATGAAGCACCAGCTTCAGCCAGGTATAAAGGTACTCCGGTCTATTGAAATGAACCGGGATTGAGTCACCATATTTGCCAGGAACATTGACCGATACACTTCCATGTGTCTGAATACCTCCGGCTTTTCTCTTAAGGATAGCTTCAGCAATCTTGCTATTGTCACCGCCTTCAACGATAATTTCAATGCTATGCGGCGGCAATCCCCTTTCGTCCGTATAATCTGTATCATTTTCATATCCGGATGCAGACTCCACATCAGCCACATTGTTCAGCAGTTCCGCAACAATGCTGTCTATCATCGTGTTGGAGCGGAGTGCTGACTTAGCGATGTATGACTGCCGCAATTCGATGTCTGTCTCCTGCAATCTGCCGTATGTCGGCTCCAACTGGTTCGTCACCGCTGTAAATCCGGTAATGTTGTTCACCATTTTCGTCACAATTCCATAAGGCAGTGTGATATGTCCGTATTCCTGCGTGAAGAAATTGGCAATCGTTGTCACACTGCTCGTTGTGAGATTATCAGACAATACCAGGACATTTCCCCTGGACCTCACCGTATCAGTGATTTTCAGAATGTTCTCCTTGCTGTCAAACTCCACTATGTACTCAGAGTTCACAATCGCCGCCTTCAGTCCTTCCAGTATTTCCCCTTCTGAGCTTCCAGTGTTGGAATGGCTATACTGGCTTCCGTTGATCGTCACCGAGTACACCGCATTGCTCTCGACAACTGCCACCTTGATACAGACTGCATTGAAGTTCTCCCTGGTAATCTGAAATTCATCAGCAGAATACAGCCTCACCTCCGGCATCGTATTGGTGGCAACTATCGCCTCCTCACGAATGAACGCACCATCATCGCCAGTGCAATGCAGCGGATAGCAGGTTCGTTTGTTCGGCATCCTCCGTATGCCGCCATACTGGACTGCATTATCCAGGTTCACTCCAACAGCCGTTGCCGGGTACTTTGCATAATAGCTGTCCTGGGCGGTTTCCCATAGGTCTGCAATCTGTCCGGAGAATGTCGTAACCAGCGTATCCAGGAACGATGTTTCCGACAGCCTGGTATCGAACCCAAATCCCTCCGTCAAATCAGAATGGACTTCCTCCAGTATGGCATCCATACGCTTCAGAACAAATCCTTGATCCGTCACTCCGTAATCCGGCATCTTATCCTCACCTCCTCCTTTATGGTCTCGTAATCTGTCAGTGCCACATACCGTATGGCAGCCTCCCTTGTCTTGCTGTCATAAGTAATCTGCACATCTTTCACATCTACAACTTCATCAACCTCGAAAATCTTCTCCCGAACGATGCTTTCAAAATAATCAGTGTCCGGGTTCTTCACCAGCAGGTTCTCCATGTACGGCAGTCCTTCATCTACATTCCACCGCCATTCTCCTTCAAACCACAGCAGACGTATCCGTATCTTCTGTGCGACTGAGTTCTCCAGTACGATGTCTCCTGCTTTTGTGACAAGAAGGTCTCCGCTGCTGTCGAGCATAATATCCATAAGCACCTCCTTCTGCTTTCCGGTAAAACACCGGGATACCATTTTCCGCTTCTGACAGCCTCGTTTTAAGGCGTTATCGTTCCGGTGGAAGAAATATTGCCGTCCACTTTTAAATCGCCGCTGATGGCTACACCAGCGTCTGAAACGGTCATCTTAGTGTCTCCCGATGTAATTACCGCACCATCATCAGACACCATAACTTCCGCCCCACCGCTTGCAACAACAACGGCATTATTTTGGCAGGCTTTTGATATGATGTCTCCTCCGCCTTCCAGCAGTCCAGGCACACACATGGCACTTGTCAAATCGAACCGGAGAGAGCCTTCCGACTCCGCCCCGGTCCTCCATTCATCCAGTTCCACCTCGGATATGATTATCAAACAGCTATCGCCTTTCCCCACCGGGAAGGCAATGCCGACTCCTGCCGTCTGGCAGAATGGGAATGTAACCGGCACATCCGTTATCTGCGGATAGTCGAGTTTCTTTCCGTCCGCTGTCACATACTTGCCGTTCGGCTTCACCGTTGCGGTTCCACTTCCCGGATCAAATGCTATGACGGTTCCAGGCATCGCCGTATGGATTTCATCAACAACTGCCCTTGCCGTTTCTTCGACCTGCTGAGAAAACTCCTGCATCATACTCTAATCACCTCCCTATGCCTTTGCCAGGTCTTTGATGTTTACGGCAGCCGTAACTGTGCTGCCAATTCCAATTACTACTCTGTCACCCTTCACCTGGATGACATCATATACGGAATACCAGCAGACAAACGTGCCGCCTGCGTATTGGTATCCTTTGGTCTTTGTTCCTTGCTTAAAGGTCCGGGTCACTTTGACCTTATCGCCCTTCTTAATATCGCCTCCACTTTCTGGTGTAGTGTTTGACTTCTTGGCGCTGTCCGCCTTCTTGTCGAGCTTCGGCTGTGCTTTAATCTCCAGCAACTGAGCAGTGCATACCCAATCGCCTTCCATGTTGTCTCCATCAATGGTGACTTTATACACCCGGTAATACCCATTCGCCGTAGAGCTTTGCAGCTGAACCACATCATTCACGCCGATTGCTCCGTTGAGGAAATATTCCACCTCCCATCCGGTCTGAGACTCCTCGCTGTCTGATGTGGAGCCTATCGTGATCCGCTTCGGTATGCTTATCAGTCCAGTATCCGAGTTCAGCAGGAAGCCCCTGGCACTTATTGCCCTTCCAGGCCATGTAATCTGTATTGTCTGGTTCTGTATGGTCCATCGGTGTCCGCAATACTTGGCTAACTTCTGTAAAGCGTTCTTGGCCTTTCCGGAATAGCTGAAGCCATTAGGCATCTGCTTAAATGACAAATCGCCAGCAAATGTGATGGGAAGCCCCATCTTGCTTGCGATTTTCTTATAGACATCTTTGCAGTTTACAGAGCCGTTTATCGAAAGGCTGATTACGGCATCCCTCAGTTCCACCCTTCCATCCATCACCTCAATCTCGGTCATTCGGTCTGCATTTTCCGGAGTCGTGATTACCGATGTGACATTCCCGACAAGAATGAGTGCGTTGCTGTTTCCATATCCTGCCTTCAGTTCGACTATGCAGTCCTTAGTATCCAGTATCTTCAAATTCGCATCCGACAAATTCCATACCTGGACCTTCGCTGTATTCGGGCTTTCCACATCACACTTCTCCACACTGAACGAAATGTGCAGCGTATCCTCGATAGAATTGTGGATATTCCCTATCATAAATCCGGTCGCACCCATCTTGCCGCACCTCATGGTGTACGTCCTCATAAAGTTCTCATTCGCCATGTCATTCCTCCAATTCTACATTCGGAATATAGACAAACTCTGCCGTCTGATTGTTGAACGCCTGCCTTCCCACCGTATCGGTATCCGAAAGGCATCCGAAGATGCCATCCGGAATATCCGTATAGGTGTAATAGTGCATGATCGGGAAGTTCGGCACAATCCTTGTCATAGCAATGATAGGTTCCTCGTTGACTGTGTATAGCCCGAAACTCCAAAAATCATACTTCTCATTGTAGGTGAAGCGGAGCAGATACTCTACTCCGTCAATCGACAGCGTAGATATGCTGTCATTCATATCCGGCACTTTGATGTAAAGCAAATTCCCCACCTCCCTATATCAGTCCGAGTCCACTGGCTGCACCATAGAGGATTGACTGACCTTTCTTTGCTCCAGAACTTCCACTGCTTCCGGAACTGCCGCTGCTTGATGAACCTCCGCCTCCGCCAGAGCCTCCATTTCCGGAACCGGTGCTGGATTTACTGGACGAGGTTGAGGTGGAAGCTGTGCCAGCATTGGCTTTCGTCTCTCCACTTTTCAGTACATAGGACGGTATCTTGACCGTCTTCCTTTTGGTTATCCGAACCTTCTGTGCAGATATGGAGATTTCCCTTGCGTATCCGATGTCATGCGATTTCTTTATGCTGATACTGGTAATCCCCATATCCTTATAGATGGCTTCAGTAGTTACAATCTTTGCAAGCTGCTTTTTGAGCCACTTCTGCTCCAGCAGATTGCATATCTTATTTACCCGGTCGGTAGAGGTTCCATGCCGATACAGCCATGTGACCGGAGTATTGCTTACATACAGAGTCATCTGTATGCTTACCGGGTCCAGGATGATTGTATCTGATACCGGGAACCCTTTTTCGACTGGGTATGTCGGGATTGTGGCAGACAGATTTTTGGTCTCGTCTATCAGAGCATCAAACTCAATGCCCCATATACTCACTGGTTTCAACTTCTTTTTTGCCATGCCTGCCTACCCCCTTGAATATGCCAATGCCCTCGCCATCTGAGTTGTCGCATCCGTTGCTGACTTCTTCATGGTTCGAGACACTGCCTTCTGTGCGTCCGCTGATCCGCCGCTGTATGTGTTGTCGATATTCACATTCTGCGTGACATTGGATGTCTTATTGTTTACAGTGCTTGTCGTTGCCGTTGCAGGCTGTGCCACCGCCGCCTGCGTCAATGTGGCTATTCCGCTCGCCAGCCCCTTCACCTTATCCAGGACTGTATTCTCATTGTCTGAAATGCCAGATGCGAGTCCGCTCATAAAGTCCGGCATCCATGACTCGTAATCTGTCAATGGTCCTTCGTCCGGAACAGAGAAGTGCAGGAACGATCTTATCTTATCGCCAATGCCTTTTACTGCATCAACAATTCCTTGCACACCTGCCATGATGCCATCCTTCAGTCCGCCGATGAAATCCTTGCCCCACTGGATCGCCTGGCCGGGCAGTCCTTTGATGAAGTCTATTGCAGCATTGAAGCCGTTGACTATGGCATCTTTAATGCTGGTAACTGTGTTGATGATGCCGCTCAGTATATTTGAAAACGTGCTGCTGACGAAATTGGCTATGCTGCTGAAGATATTGCTGAAAAAGTCATATATCGCTTGCAGTACAGAAACCACCGTATTGTATGCCGTATTGATTGCGTTCGAGATCGTGCTGGTGATTGTATTCCATGCTCCGGTAACAAACGATACAATTCCATTCCATATTCCCTGGAAGAAACTGCTGATTGCTCCCCATATAGCTTCCCATATCGCCTTAATTGCACTCAACGCCATTTCAAACAGCATCTTTATGGTATCCCATACTGCTGTGATGAAATTCACGATGACATCCCATATTCCGGTGAATATCTGCTTAATGGCATCCCATGCTCCTTGCCAGTCACCAGTGAATACCGATGAAATGAAATTCGCTACGCCTTTGATGATGTCCAGGAAGCCATTCAGTATGCCGCCCATGCTATCCCACAGCACCTTGAACCAGGACAAAATCCGTTCGCCCCAATTATTCCAGAACGTCTGTATCCATCCGAACACTGTTTCAATCACTGCGGCGATTGCATTAAAAATAGCACTTCCGACTTCATACAGAGCATCCCATATCGCCGACAGTGCTTCCAGTATTGCTCCCCATACTTCCAGGAGCTTATCCTTTGTGCTGGTGGTGGAACCATCAATGCTGTCTTCTGTATTGCCAAACAGCGTAGAAGCCAACTGCGATATGAAGGTCCACACTCCCTGGAGGAACGTCTTGATTATTCCCCAGGCTCTTTCAAAATTCTGCCGGATGCTTTCGCTGTGCCGTTCAAAAAATCCCTTTACAGTATCAATAAACATTCCGGCTGCCTGCTTAATGAAATCCCACACACTAAGCAGGAACTCTTTTATCTTATTCCAGGCATTGATGATTGTCTGCCGGGCATTATCCGCCCCGATGCCAGCTTTATCAAAAAGCGTTCCGATAACCGAGTCGTTCCCCATCATAAAATGAATGAAGTCCTCAATTATCAGTGCCAGGATCACCACAACAGCAATGATAGCCAGCACCTTCAGATTGGCGAGGCTGAACATTTTGGCGAGCTTACTCATTATTCCTGCAAGTCCTCCGACAGCCTTCATAAAACTCATTATCTTCGACACTGCAAGAACCGCCATAAATGCTCCTGCGGCAATGGCTGCTATCTTCAGTACATTTTCGACTCCACCAAGACGGTCAACAACCGACCGCACAAAACCGGCGGCTTTATTCATTCCGTTTGATAGAGTCTGCGCCATTCGGTCTATTGCAGGCTGCAACTTCTTCACTGTGGCGTGTATTCTGTCAAACACCTTCAGAAGCCGATTGTTCTCCTCCTTATCCAGGAAGATAGCCTTCGCAAATGAGGTAGCTGCCTTAACACCTTGCGTTATCCATCCAATGAAAACTGCAAAAACCGGAAGCAGCTGTCCGCCAATGAACTCCTTAAACTCAGCAATGGCAGAGTTCAACTGCCTTGTCCTTGCTTCGTATGAGTCCATGCTTCGGACGCAATCGCCTATGGCATCCGGAGACTGCCGGAGAATGGTCTGATAGTTTACCTGCATCTTCGTGAGCTGATCCAACGAATTGTATGTTCCAGACAGCCCCATAGCTGCCATTGTTTCCGCCCTGGTCGTATCGCTCAGTACCGCACCAAGGGTTTTCGCCGCCTCGCTTTCGCCCATGACAGCTTTCGTCATGGCATTGACAGCAACCGTTTCATCCGTATTGGCAAACGAGGCAAGGTCCAGTGCAAGACTTGTCATTTCCTCCGACAGCTTAGCACCTTCTTCCCTTGTCATTCCGAAACCAACGAGCAAATTCTGCTGGTCTGCCAGATAACCCTTGATCGTATTCTTATTCCTGCCTACTGCATCAGCAAATTCCTCCGCCCATTGGTCTACTTCATCTCGGATATTATCAAACACCACATCGAATTTGTTTTCCATCTCCTGGACATCAGATGCTGCCGCAACACAATCTTTTGCAAAACCTGCGAGTTTTGATACTGAGAACACAACGGCGATGCTTCCCAACAGCTTTGTAGCCATGTTCTTCAAGCCTTTTATGCTGCCTTCCGCCTGCTTTTCGCTGTTTCTGTCAACCTCGAACCCAAATGCCACCGCTATGTCTCGTATCGTCAAATATTAAGTCCTCCTTTCCAGCTCGTCAGCTCTCCCCTTTTCCACATCCAGTTCCATTTCATATAGGGCATATAGCTTCAGTGCTTCATCCAGGGTATAGACTTCCTGGAGTTCATACATTGAAGCCAGTTTTGCCTTAATCAGAATGTAACATCGGAGTTCCAACTCGCTAAATTGTGAGTAGTCGAACTTGCCGTACTTTACAATATCTTCCTCGGCGTTTTGTCCTCTGCCGACCCTTCCTTCCCAGATAGGGCGGCGAACCTCTTGAAAAAACCGTTGAAATTCAGCTTGATGACATGGAAGCATAAGACGAACATATCCTGCACATCACCACAGAAAATCTCATTCGCCAAATCCTCATTCAGCCTTTCCCCTTCTGTTTCACCTTCCTCATTGGTAAACTCTACTGTGATATGTCCGCCGAGGAGCAGCTTCTTCATCAGCTTCTCCAGCTTATCGCCGTCAATGGCTGTGCAGTTCGCCATTGCTTCAGCTGCCTTGCCTGCATCAACATCCATGAGGCTTCCGTCATTTACCAGGGGTGCGAGTACACCCAAAAGGGGAGCCAGCACAGATGCCAACTCCCCGGTGAGGTTTGCTGCCTTGAACGCCGCAAACGGTGTGATATAAAATTTACTTCCGCCAACCTTCTCCACTGTCGGCTCTACCTGTTTTAGTGCCATGTCTGTTTACCTCCTATTTGAACTGTCCTTTGTCTACCGCAATCTCCCACTCACGATTGTTCTGAGTCTTGCCTCTTACAAACGAAGCAGGCTTCGTTACCCACGCTACTCCGCCAACAAACTTCTCCTTTCCAAGAATGTCATTGATCTCTACTGAGAATGTGCCGGTGCCATCCTTCCGGTCCTGGTCGAACTTCTTCTGCAAATATGCGTTGGTTGCGGATGTCTGCTGAACCGCCAGCTTCAAAGTGTAAATCTCGGCAGGATCAATGCTTCTTACGATTTCGCCGTCAGCACCTACTACATAGCTTGTGCCATCACTGGCGAAGTCAATAGTAATCATGCTGTCATCAGCATAACCGACAACGATGTGTCTGCCGAGGGAGCAGGTCACTTTCTTAGGGTTATACGTCTTCATCGCCATCTTCTATTCCCTCCTTCCTTAAAACGTGAGATTACCCTGGATTGATACCACATGGATAGCACCCGCAAGCCGGGCTGTATATCTGCATCCGGTCAGCTTACGAGATTTCCTCTCAGCTTCCGTCAAATCAGATGCCAGCGGAACCGTTACGGTATATCCAGGAATTTCATTGTCATCCGAGTCATATTCCGTAGGGGCAATACCGCCGATGGTCTGCCCTTTGGACAACGTAGACTCCATCTGCCCTTCAATCATCCCGATGCCGGCATCAGTGAACGGAACCTTGCGATTGGTCTTCACTGCATTGAACACATTGATCTGCATTTCTGCTTTGAGCCAATCTCTGAAACGAATAACATCAATCCACTCACCAGAGAGCATATTGCCGCCGAACGTGACATTGCATCCGGCATATCTGCGGAATGTACTGATATTGTTGTCTTCCAGGGTTTTCTTTTCATCGGCATCGAGTGCGGACGGAACGATTGTTGCCAACTCCTTCAGATGCCAGGTTTCAGTTCCGGGATCATATCCAAAGCACTTCGCCATCCATGCCAGTGCAGCATATTCGTTCTCAACCGGCAGGCTGCCATCTTCATATCCATCCGCTTTTCCGGAAAACATTCCGAAACTTCGGTAATATGAGAAGTTCTTCACCGGGCATTTATCAATGTCGGTGTACTCGAAACCGAAAATCTTCTCATTCGCCTCCACCCACGACACAGCCCCCTGGATGTCTGCTTCATCTCCAAACTCCGTAAGGTGGACGCCATAAAAGGATGCTTCCCCCTTTGCTCTCGCCAGGGTAATCTTGATGTCCTCATACACCGGTTCAGATGCTTCCTCCTCTACTTCCTCCTGCGGAATCTCCTTCCGGATGCAGATATAGAGACTGTCCGGTGCCGGGTTCTGAGAAAAGGCAACGGTAGCTGCGATATATGCTGCATCTTCCGTTGTAAATCCGTAGTCCAGCAATTCATCTGCCTGCGAAATGACGGTGGTTCTGCTCATGGTCTTCTCGCCGGAAGCCTCCGGGCCTTTTACCACCAGCAGGATACTGTCAAATGTAGCATCGTTGGATGCCGGACTGGAAATGTCGATATTGCATTTCACAATATCATCCAATGGATTGTTAATCATTGTCATATCCTCCTTCTGTGATTTCTACTTCTTCGATGGTTTCAGCTACTGCATCCGCCATCTCCTTCGTGCCGCCTCCGCTGCTGTTCGGCACAAGCGGCATACCGCCGGTTCCATAAGGACCGTCTGCCTCCTGGACGAACGAAACAGAAAACTCTGCCATCGCCCGATAACGGTATCTGCTGTCATTCTGCAAATCAGACAAATCCCGAACCGGCGGCATCAACATTACATCCATGCCATATCCAGCGATGATGCAAACGATCTCCTCCGAGTCCAGGAAGTTCGTGAACTCCGTCAGA